CCGGAAGGTGGTCCCACTTGGTTCTCTGGGTTTAAGGCCCAGGTTGATCACCTTATTAGTCAATGGTGATCTCCTTACTATACCACTAGTGGTTGTGTAAAGCGATTGAGACCCTATTTCTAGGGCTAATAGACTCTCATTTGATAATCTAAATTGATTTCTATCCTTAAGGTATGAGAGAACCTTATCTGTCTTTGCTATAAAACGGGCTGGGAATTTGTACGCGTACTTGCGCTCTATTCGCTCCAATGCCTGTTCGACCTTTTCTGCCACCGTTCTGGGAGACGGTCGAGTTTGTATAGTTCTGACATTTCTTTTGCTCTCAAGTATCCATCGCCCAAGTGCTGAACCTAAAAGTGCTTGAGTCACTTCAGATAAAGTATAAGACCCTGTCCTATCAAACGTACATTGTTTTGTTTGGGACGAGATCGTCTCCGCTATTTGTGCTGCTTGTTCTGGTAAGTGAGCTGTGGACCAAGGATTCATTAGATCTGCTATAATCTCCAGTTCTTTGGTAGGATTGTTACGTGTCAATAACACCGACGCAACAAGAGCCGTTGTTTCTGTGAACCTCTTCTTTTTCCTATAGAGGCCAACACAGCCTAGTTCCCTAGGTCCAAACAATGGCACGCCACACTTGACAAATTCGTACAAAGTGTTGTGCTCCTTTTGCATAAAACGGTTGTTAAGACGTTTCAGCTGCCATGGAGAGAGATCTTTACATGAATCTCTATGAAGATCGAGCCGCGTAAGCCAGTCCTCTTTCTTCTTATTAATTTTAGATAGTTTTATCTGTGTTAACTTTCCCCTTCGATTGTCGTAGATGTAGCCACAAAAGGTAAATCCTGTTTTGGATACGTGTGTCTTCTTTTTGTTTAACTTGAAGCCAACACTTCCTAATCTGAACAGGTACTGATCCCAGCTTCGTTCTGTTGCTGTGAGGACTGCATCGTCGCCATAGAGAATTGAACTCTTTCTCATAGGCTTCGGCAAGGCTTTGATGCACCATGCATGCAGAATGCACATCAGGGCAAAGGAAAGGGGTGAACCTAATAAAGAACCAGATGTAGAAGTGCCTACGGGCACTTTGGTTCCTAAACTATCTAATTTGAAAAGAAGCGTTGGACTAACACTACGTAAGGCAGCTCTCTTCTCAATAATTGGCCACTTAAGCTCTTCAGCCAGTGTTTCTATAATAGCGTATAGGGCGTCTTTATTCATGAGATCTGACGCTTGCGAAAGATCAGTAGAATAAAAGTTAATGTCATTACAGTTATGAGCTCCTACTCGAACCCTACGGAAGATTTCATTTGTATCACCAGCAAAAGCCCCTTTACAAGGTCCATAGTTTCTGAGCATGTTAATAAGCTGTGTATTTAAGGGTCCCAAGAGTGCAGACTGTGCGGCCTCATGAACGGAGGCGCATCTGTATCTAGCACCGGACTCGGGAATACAGCTAATAACTGAAACTGGATCTTTGTTTAACTTAGAGTACGCACGTTTTACAGTGTTTGTCCAGGTTGTCTGAGGACCACGAGGCTGAAGAATTGATGTACCTTTCTTCGCCTGTTCAATGTTCTGGAGGCGTCCCATAAAGGGCGTGAATTCAGCCCATTTATGTGATTCTTGTGAGGATTTTGGCGCAGTTCTAGCTGCCTGATCCTTTAGATCATGTATATAATTGTACAGACCTCCTTTACTACGTGGATTCTCGTAACAAGACCCAAGACTTGTGAACTGTGTCTCTAAATCTAACGGGGTAGGCTTAGTGTGCTTACAAAATTTGCGCACATGTTCTTTGATACTTAAAATGATATCTTCTTCGGTTGGCTTTATATCCTTCCTGCAAAGACCTTCAAAAGTTCTCTTGTAAGCTCTGGCTATTGCTTTATTATCGTTGACTGCGGGCATTGCTCGTCTAAGTGTTGCTAACGTCGCTAGCGCCGAATGATTACAACGGATGCGAGCGTTCTCTCCTCGGAAGTACTTTCTAAGAAGAGAACAATCGGAATCTGTGTTCAAACAGGCTGCTTCGCATTGAAAGCAGAATTCACTTAGCCAGGTAATTCCTGTAGCCAATCCTCGCGATGCTATTCTTTTGAATAGATCGGAAATAAGCTGGAGTATACCAAGAAATCCTTCTGGATAGATTAATCTAAAATAATTATACTTGTTATTGAAACGATTAATCTTTTTATATTTCAATGTTTTCAATACAAGTTTTAGAGAGTCTAAGAGACACTTATAAACTGTCCTTAACTGTGTTATATATTTATCAGTTTTGGACGGTTTATATTTGCCCGTACGGGCGTCCTTATTGGTCGTCTTTGGGGGTAAGCCACAAGCTGCTTTAATCAGTTTTAATTTCTGCAGTGTGGTTTTACGAATTTGCTCCCTTCTCAATCGCTCAGCTTTAACGCTCTTCAACTGTTCTAGCGTACTCGCATGTAAACGAGTCGCCTTCTTACCAAGATGCTTACTTAGTTTCGCATCTTGCGTAAGTCGCAGGAACGCATCTAGTGATTCAGGAATAAAGTAGGCTCCGTCCTGCTTGTTCGATTTGAGTTGAGACGCTTGGGATGATACAATGTTTATCTTGTAGGGTACATAGGTGGCTAACTTCTCTTGTATGACCGGTTGAGTGTCAACGGCGGTGGCATTAGTCGGAACTGGGTTCGCCCCAGCCCCTTCGGCTTTTGTCAGCAAAGTGACTTGACCGTGACTTGAAAGAGTCTTTAGTTGCCTCCATGATCCTACTATAGATCCATCGTAGTTCATCAGATTCTCAGGCGCATTTCTGAGGGAGTGCTGTAAGTCCCGTTTATTTACATAATGTACAGGTTGTAGAAGCTGTTCCTTCATCCGCTCCACGATGTTTGGATCCAGTTCGAAAGCTCTTTTGAATTGGTAAAAGTTTCCAACCTTATGCCCATGGGCAAGTAACCAACTCCTGACGATTCTCTCTCTATCAACTGAATCATAGATGTTGTAGTC